ATGGGTAAGCCAGAAGATGGCACAGGTTACGCAATGCCAGAAGATGTAACAGGCAGTTACGACCATTTGCGAGATTTAGCATTGAACGCAAATATGACTAACAAACAGTTTGAGTCATTAGTTAAGTCTGTTGCACAACTTGACGCCACAGCTATGGAAACACAGCAGAATCAGCAGCAAGAAAGTATTAATACTGTCAAGAAGGAATGGGGCGCAGCATTTGACCGTAACGCTAGCCAAGCAGTAGCCGCACTTGAGGCAACTGGAGCGCCTGAAAGCGTTATTGAGTTGGCCAAAGCTGGCAATGTTGACGGGCAGACACTTAAATGGTTTCATGCTTTATCTCAAAAGATTGGCGGCGGTGAAGGTAGTAACGCTGTGGCTGATGATGGTGGTAATCAAGTAATGACACCAGCAGAGGCTAGCGCACAATTAACAGAGATTATGGAAAATCGAGAAGGACCATACTGGAAAACAACACACCCACGCCATAAAGAAATACAAGACAAGGCTATGAAATTACGTAAACTTAGAGCAGGTCAAGCAGCATGAATGTAGCCCGTAAGGTTAGAGACTTTGCGCAAACTGTTAACATACACTCTATGAGTTATGTTGACTTAAATAGTTGTATGGGTGAACTACGTTTATTGTTAGCTAGGCTTTCTATCGAAAAGGAAGATAGACTAAATGACAAAGCCAAGGAAGATGCGCAGGTCATACATAAAGAACAGGCTGACGAGCGACAACAATTTGACGCACATGTACGCAAAGTTATTGAGGGGAAAAAGACACATGAGCGAAAGTGAGATTTATTATGAGATTCTTGCTGACTTCATACAAGATAAAACAGATTGTGAGGTTGAAGAGGCTTATATTTTATCGGTAGTGCGTGAGCTTATGCGGTGCGGTATTTGACTTGATGAATAGTAAGTGTTAATTTAACCAAGGTTATTTCATTTCCTCTCCTTGTGTTGGAAGGTACTCTTTGCGGAGTACCTTTTTTTTACTTTGATTTTAAGCCTTCTATTGCCATTAATAAGAACGTATGATGTTTACCGCTTGCCTTTTCATGCGTCCTGTACCAGCGTTCAGACCTGTCAATTATCTTTAAGAATTCAGCTAACGAGTAGCCTTTTTCTCTTATCATTTTAGTAGTATCGTTCATATTAGCGCCATTTAAAGTTGCCTTTATTTTTTTTAGCTTTCTTAATTCTTTGCTGGTTAGATAAGTAATTAACAAACTTTTGTAGTTTATTTTCCCCTTTGGTAAGCCTGTATGCTCTCTTTACCTTTTTTCTTATATGCAAGTCTTTTAACTTTTTATCTATTCGCATTATTTGTGCACACCTACTAGAACAGTGCGGGTATCTTTCATTGAGGATATGCCAAACTCTGTAATCTAGCCCGCAACAGGCGCATGTTTTTTTGAATAACTTATTCCTTACAAAGTCATAGCAGGAGTGGTGGCAGTGCGCTATCCCCAGCTTAATCTTTACCTTCCTTTGAATCTCTATAACCTCGTCAAAACTAATAAAAAGCCTGTCATTAACCAAACATAACCTAGTCATTAATCTGTCAAAAAGCATAGGCTTGTCAAGGTTTGATAATGAATATTTAAGATCCTTAACGTATTCTCTTTTTTCTGATGGGTCTTTGCTGTTAAAAACGTATTTAATGCTATCAGCCCACGCTTGATAATTAATATAACCAGCCCTTCTTTTATCAAGACCATAATAATCACAAAAAGAGTGAACAAGCTCAACATCAGACAGGGCAAGGTTCATTATAAACTTACCTCAACTAACTTTTTAGTGTTGTTACCGTCCATACGCTCATCAGATATAAATCTTGCCGCTTCCATTTCTAGGCGTGTTACTGATACAACTTGACTTGCTAAGCCTGATACGGCTTTAGCTTGTTGCGGTGTAATACTTCCATTGACTAGCCCGTCAATTTGTTCAAACAATACTTCTCTTAAACCGTTGGTAGTTCTCTTTGTTTTACTCATGTTATTTATCCTTGTGTTAAAACGATACTGGATTGCATCATTTGGTTGTTAATCTATACGGGTTTGCATGGTTCGTCAATGCTTAATTGTAATATTTTTAATTATTAAATAAATACGTTATACTACCATTACGCAGGTAGCCATTACCTTTGGTCTGCTATCCATATTTAAGTATCGGGTAGCTAGATTACAAACTTAGTCCGAGAAATATTAAAAACTATTTTTTATACTAAGGAGCCTCAAATGGCTATTACAATAGATGAAGCATATATCGAAACGTTTGAAGATAACGTACGTTTTTTAGCACAACAAAAACCTTCACGCTTACTAAGCACAGTAACAAGCAAAACATCTAACGGTGCAGCGCATAACTGGGAACGTATTGGCCCTACTGACTTTAGCGAGAAAACTTCTGCGCGTACAGCAACGCCAGAGAATGACACAGAATGGTCTCGCCGTGTGTCACAAGTTAAAACTTATGATAATGGTGATACTGTCGAGCAAGAAGATATTGTCCAAATGCTTGTAGATCCACTTTCAAGTCTTACACAAAACCTTGCTTGGGGTTCAAACCGTAACAAAGATGATGTGATTATCGCAGCAGCAACCGCTGATGCTTTAGATGGTGACGGTAACTTGAACACGTTCCCAGCTACGCAAGAAGTTGGTGACTACAGCGCAGCAATTACATTAGACCTTATCAATGAAATGGACCAAAAGTTCTATGACAATGATATTGACCCTGATGAGCCTAAGTGTGTAATCATTTCGCCATTCCAACGCCGTACTTTACTAGGTTTGCTTGAAGTTACTTCTGGTGACTTCCAAGGCGATTCAATGGCATTACGTAACGGTTACTTACCTAATTTCTTAGGCTATGACTGGATTGTGTCAACTCGTTTGTTATCTCCGAGCGCTGGTCAAGTTGATTGTTTAGCGTATACGCAAAAAGCAATCGGCATGCAGTTAAACCGCGATATCTCAACTCGTGTTGCAGAAGATCCGAGCAAGTCTTTCATGTGGCGTGTATACGGTTTCCAAACTTTGGGTGCTGTGCGTGTAGAAGATGAGCACATTGTACGTCTTAAACTAGCTGACGCTTAATAGTGTTACGGGGCTGGGGGGTTAGTCCTCAGCCTTTCTCTTTGGCCCCAATTTAAAGAGGTGTTAACATGGCTATTACAGGTGTTAGAACAGAGTTAGACGTATCTATCGAAGCAACCACATTAAAAACTGGCTTGGTTTGGTGGATGGAAGACGGCACGACGAAAGGTCAATCAAGTGATTTAGCGGCAGGGCTGCCAACTACTTACTTGGGTAAGGCTTTGGAAGCTGACGGCGATAGAGCAGGGAAAAGAACCCCTAGAGTTGCTAAGAATGGCCGCCAAGCTTTACCATAAACAATTAAAGATAACCCGACATTAGTTGGGTTATTTTGTTTTAAGGGTTAAATTATGAGTAATAGAACAGACGCACAAGCAGGGATTGACGCACAAAAAGCAAAACAGGGCGTTGCAGATTCAATATCACCTACAACACAAGCAAACGAAACATTAGAGCCTATTTTAAATGGGGCTGTAATGATTGACGAATTAAACGAACTACTAAACACTTATGCGAGTGTTGGCTATACACAAAAGCAAGCCAATGGCACAAACGTACCATTAACAATTAACGGCTTAACTGGCACAGGTAACGAAGATTTAACGCCACCTGATAATCCACAGCCGCTAACTGGTGGTGATTATAAAGGATTCATTAAGATTACGCAGTTTGAAGAGATAGAGGTTGGCGGCTCTCTAACTGTATCTAATGGTGAAATCGTCATAGCTGATAGCGGCAAATACTATGTCAGTCACGCATGGCTTGATATATCTTGCACAGCAAACGGTAATAATATCGGGTTTATTTTTGGTATCGAGCGTGCTGGCCAATATGTTTTTAGCCAAAGACCCACAGGCATGAGAGCGAGCAACGGGCAAGACCGTACTAATATTTCAGGTGGCGGCTTCTTAAATGACTTGGTTGCAGGTGACAAACTATCGGTTTGGGTAGCTAGTGAGAAAGATGCTAACATTATTATCTATGACGCCAATTTAGGCTTGAATTTACGTACAAAAGACTAAGGGTAAACAAATGAAACCTATATCAAAACAAAAAGCAGACGGCTTTAAAACAGGTGTTAACAAGCTTGATCAAAATCAGATTAAAAAGTTAAATGAGGCGGGCAAAGATGCCAAAGAAATAAGCCTAACTTTAAAAATCAAGGTTGAAGCTGTAGAAGCTTTTTTGCCTAAAAAGAAAAAGAAAGCCAAAGCTAAACCAAAAGCATCAGCGAAGGTTGAGGAGTAGCGAATGGCTAGTACCGTTGATATTTGGAATTTGGCTCTTAACTTGGTTGGTGATAGCAATGTTATTGATCCGCTAGAAAACTCAACAGGTGCTGACCTTTGCCGTTTACATTACCCGTACGCTTTAGGTTTTGTGTTAGAAGCGGTAGATTGGAACTTTGCCACAAAACGCATTGAAGTTGCCGAGTCTGCTACTGTTGAACCTGCTTTTGGCTTTCAATCAAGCTTTAAAGTGCCTGACGATTGCTCACGTATTATTGAAGTGTGGGACAATAAGCGAGGTGATACGAACACTCGTTACACGCAAAACAATTTACAATGGCAGCAGGAAGGTGAATACATAAGCGCTAACACAAGCGGCCAAGTGTGGGTTAAGTACATCGAAAAAGTAGAAGATCCTAACCGCTTCACTGATTCATTCATTACAGCTTTAGCCGCTAACCTTGGTTCACGTTTAGCGATACCTATCGCAGCAAGCAGACAACTCAAATTAGATTTGCTTAGTGAGTATAAAATTCTAGTTGATGAAGCAGCAGCGAGTGATGGTATGACCGGACGCACAAAAGTATTACGCTCTAATGTACTAATAGGAGCAAGGGCTAGATAATGAACCTTTATCCACTACAAACAAGTTTTACCAGTGGCATTTTATCGCCTAGATTTTGGGCTAGAAGTGATTTGCCGCAATACCGTTCAGGGTTAAAGGACAGTGACAACATGATTGTTACTAGACATGGGCCTATGGAATCAAGAAGCGGTACTGTGTTTCTTGAAGATTTGGGAGATAACTACGCTAGGCCATTCCCTTTTCAGTTAATCCCGAACAATGTTACAGGCGAGGCATTTAGCGCGGTAGCTGTTGCAGATAGTCGGTTAATTGTTAACAGTGCTAACGGCTCTTTGTTTCAAGATGATTTGGTTAACACTAGCTTTAATATTGGGTTGACCGGGTGGGATAAGTTATTTACTTCTGGTAAGTCAACTGTAACTTGGTCAAGTGGTACTGTTTTATT